GGGGGTGGAGTTGTGGGGGTCGCGTCAAGTTGCTTCGCTTTCTCACGGAGAGCCGCCATTCTGTTCAAAAACTTCGCTTCATCTTCCGCTTCGTATAGGTCGGTTTCGGCTTTGGTTTCTGTACAGGCTGGGTTAGCAATAGGGAGTTGAGTTCTAGACTCAACTCCTCTGCCAAAAGTCTGCAGCTCAGGTATGGCTCTGATCCCATGGGTGGAGTTGAAAAACTCTTCTTCATTAAGATCTTCGATCTCTTCCCGAAAGTGTGGTTCTTCGTCATAGTCCATGGGCTCAGCGTCGTACCAAGCTTCTTGCATTTTCCTTTTAAGCTCGTTTCCAAGGTGAGTGCCGGCCAATTTGTCCGCTACGTCCAGCAGGTAGGCTGCTTGTTCGGCATTTTCTTCACTGAACTGGGATGGTCCAGTGTATTTCATTTGCCTGCCGGACATCTGCATAATCATGAACTCGCTTTCTAGGTCGTTCATTTGCTGTGCTCGGAGGTCGATGTACGCGTCGGCGAGGGCCAAGGATCTCTCTGTTTCCAGAATTTCCCGAGACCTAGCTCGTGCGGATTTGTAGAATTGCCAATTTCTCGGCTTTCCTTCCAGACCCATCAACAGTTTGGTCTCGTGAATGGCCTCATACTCACTCTCAATAATATACTTGCTAAGCAGAGGTATTTCTTGAAAGTAGTTTGTGAGTCCGTCCGGACGAGGTGCCATGCCTTCAGGCACTCCGTGACCGACGTGGTATCCGACGGGGCGCGTGTTCTCAATTGCGAGAGCGCCAGAAGCACCTCTAATGGTGCTAGCGTCGATGAATCGTCTGCCAGGAAACCTGTCGTCTTTGCGTTGTGTGTAGCCTTTCGAACACACTAGTCGACCCTTTGCGTCTATGTAGTAAAGTGTGAAAACCCCTCCTGACGGAGCAGCTAGCACACCTATGCCACAGATTTGCAGTCTAGCAATCACGTATTGGTTGTACGTGATTTTCTTATCTATTTTTCTTTTCAGTGTGAAACTGATGAAATCGGCGCCTGCCACAAATTCTTTCGAACGTTTAGGCGAGAAGAAATTAATCTCCACGTGTTGTCTATCGACTAACACGGATTTCGATGCAGTTTTGATGTAAAAAACTTCAGGCAATTCTTCAAACACGTGAAAACACGTGCAGAAATTTTCGTCTTGCAGAAAACCCATGCCCATGTGGCCTGAGAAGTCTTCTTTAGTCGAACAAAGACTGAAGACTCCTTTGGGCCACTTGTTGGCCAAAGAGATCACAGGATTGGGGAGCATTTTCTCGAGGCCTGAGTCGCACTCTTCTGGGAGCCTTTC